ATACAAACGATCATTTGAACTGACAAATTAGATTTTATTAGAAAGGTAGGTGATGCCACATGTCAACCGGATTTGAAATTAGGGTATATGCAACCAGTGTCCGTATCTATCCTGGAAGAGAGGCTGTTGAGCCTCTCTCTCCACTCATTAACTTATTAACGTATGAGGATGAGTTTCAGGAGATGACAAAGACACTTGGATATATTCTCGATGAAGAACAAGACTTATTGTATTTCCATAAAGGTGTGGATATCTCATATATCCATCGTTTATTGGGGAATGCAAAAGTTGTTCACATGCCAGCAGATGATGCTCGTCATATGCAATTTGAATACGAGGAAATTGTTCCACCCCGTAACAATGAGCAAGTGGATTGTATTAATTTTATCATGGGAATCAATCAGCATAAAGACAACGAGAATGACCGCCAGATATTCTTAGTAAAGAACCCCGGTTTTGGAAAGACCTTTTGTTCAGGTGTGGCAGCTTGTAGGTATGGTGTGAAAACATTGATTATCATGCATCGAGATTCTTTAAGAAAACAATGGTTGCATTCATTGTATAAGATGTGTGGTTTATCTGAAGACGAGGTTCATGAAATTCAAGATTCTCAAGAGTTATATGATATTGCTCACGATTATCATGAATTTGATTATGATGTATATCTGATGACACATGCCACATTCCGTGCTGGGTTAAAACGAATCGGGAATCTAAAAGATGCATCGAATATCACAAAGAACTTAGGGATTGGATTGAAGATTATTGATGAAGCACATTTGGAATTTCGTGATACACTACTCATGGATTTTGTATTTAATGTACAACGAAATCTGTATCTGACAGCAACAGATGGTAGAAGTACAAAAGCAGAGAACTCCATCTTCAAACATGTGTTTGCCAATACCACATTCTATCGTCCATCCACATTGTTAACATCAAACCAACCATCCAAATGGGTGGAATATAACATGGTGCAATTAAACACACATGCCAAGCAAAACATTGTTCGGTATCGTGTAGAGGGTGGTCGTGGAATGAATCCAGCCACGTATGGAAAATGGGTGATTGCTTATGATAAGAAACAAACCCATTTCAAATGTTGCCGAGATATTCTCAAGATGATTTATGAGAAAGATGCATCAGCCAAGGTATTATTGTTTATGCCATTGATTGACTTATGTACCGAATGTTCTTACTTCTTAACGAAGAATTTGAACTATGATGAATCATTCGCATATGACTTAACCATTCGAACAATTAATTCCAAGAATACGAAAGCAGAGAATGAAGAGAACAAACATGCGGATGTGATTGTGACAACAGTTGCATCATGTGGTACCGGTACGGATATTCCTGGGATTACAGATATCATCAATTGTTCTCCATTTGTATCTCAAGTAACAGCCAAACAAGTCTTTGGTCGAATTCGTTATTGTGGGAAAAATTGTCATTTCTATGATGTCTATGATGTTTCTGTGAGGATGGATGGATACTGGATCAAGAGTCGTTCTAAGGTATTTAAGTCATTGGCAACAAAGACGAACTATATCACATGGGAACCTGATGACGAAGAAGATTCCGAGAAAAATAAAATTTGATATATATATAATTAATATGATATAGCAATATATCGTATTACTCATCATAATCAAAAAAATAAAATAAAATAAAGGAGGAAATTATTATGAGTAAAAAGAGTTTTATCGCAGGCGCATTATTTGGAGCAGCAGTTGGTGTATCTGAAATTATCAAGGATTCAGTCAGAGAAACATCATCTGACAGAATCTATATCATCCCCCAGCAGCCCCAGCAGCAGTATCCGCAGTATCAGCAGGGTGGTCGTCCCGTACAGCGTGGAACCTACAGAAATTCGGTGCCGCTGTACAAAGTGCACAGGGAGACACTCGATGTCTTGGACGGCATCAGAGATGTCTGTGATGATGCCAGCCATTCAATCGGAAGAGAGTTGGCATATCAGATTCATCGTGGCTATGAATCTGGTTATAAAGACCACTATGATTGCAGTCGCCTGGCACGTCGCGAGTTTGCTGAAATGGCAAGACTCGCTGGCGTCTATAATGTGCGCCCGCATGACGGCGATGCAGCATATCGCCGTCTTTACTGGGGAATCACTCGTTTCATCAATACGAATTGCGAAATCGTCTATTGATGAAAAGTATCACCGTGTAGGTGAACCCGGAGCAATAGCTCTGGCCGCCGATAGGTGAATCAATCATCCAAACATCCACACAGGATGGGTTATCATATGATAACCCATCCCACAAAGAAAATCATGATACTGTCCGCGTCGTGATTTTCTTTTTATCCGAAAGGAGTATTTATGAGAGCAAAAGCAACAACAGCCAATGGAATGTTATCAACTTATAAATGTATTGGTGTGGTATGCGTGGTTGGTACATCGCTTGCCTCGATGTTGATTCCAACTCAATTGTCAAATCATTTTAACATTCCAATCACAACAGCAAGAATTATCACATTCTTATTGACATCGATTACATCATATGGCATTCTTAATCATATCCAACATATTTGGTTGGAAGCATACAATCGTTTGTTGGCTAAAGAAGCATATGACATTCAACAAATATTGAAAGAATGTGGACGTATCGATATTGAAGACATTGATACTGTCATTAAAACATTACAGATGATCAAGGATGCAACAAATCCAAATCAGAATAAATAACACACGGGGGCATTGGCCCCCGTCCTTAATATTATTCTGAATCTTCTGTAAATCCTTGCGGTGGTGTATCCGGTGCATCATTTTCAGCATCCATAAATTGTTGAACAAATTTGGGCGGTTTTCTAAATTTAGGAAATTGAATATTGGGTTCTCTTGCCAAGAGTTCTTTCTCCAACCATTCCTGATATCGCATCGAGTCATACACAACCCAAGACATCAATTGGTTAATCTGTGTCTCGAGATTCCCTACTTGCTGTTTCAATCTCTGCTCAAGTAATTCATTTTGCTGACGTAATTCCTTGAGCTCTTCCGTTCTGCTCTCAAACTCCTTTTTGTATGTATCCGAAAGCTCCAACATTCGCTTTTGGATATGGTCGTCTATCTTGATTCTGGTATCAGCTTCAGCATCTGATACCTGTTGTCGGAGTTGTTCAATTTCCGCAGCATTCTTCTTTCTTTGGAAGATGGTTGTGATAACTGAACCAACTCCTCCGGAGCCGAGAACCGCAATAATTAAAGCGGTGATTTGTTCTGTGTCAAACATAAAAATATTCTCCTTTCGTGTGAATGACTAATGGGTGTTACAATACCAAAATTATCATTCCGTGAAAGGACCACAATTAGAAAGGATTTTAGTTATGAATAAAAAGAATAGTGTCCGTGTAAAACTTGCCATGATTGGCACAATTGGAATGATTGTTATCGTACTTATGATTACGGGTATCCGTACCGTACTTGTAGGACACGTATATGACTTCCAACATGTATACCCTGTCAGAATTGATGATGCGGTTGTTGTACGTGATAAGGAATATACAACCACATGGGATGGAACCCATATTATCAAAGTTGATGGCAGAGATGTTGAAGACAATGAAACTGTGTTGATTCTTGTCGGCTGAACCATTAACAGTTATATATCCAAAAATCATATGAAAGAGGTAATTCAAATGGGCAGACACAAAAAGGGACTTGCAATCGACATTATCATGATTGACAAACTTGGAAAGATGCAGGTCATCACAGAGGATGGTGCTGAGATGAAAACAACACGTCAAGAACGTGCAATCCTCGGGAATTATAAAAGTGAGACATATGAGGAAGACATCAAGAGACTCTTCAACAATCCAAACATCATTGGTGAAGAATTCCGTGTTGTCTATAACGGAAAATATGTCTATGGACAACACGTTTAATCAAAATCAATCAAATCAGTGGACCCGGCATATGCCGGGTCCCAACATTTTTAAGGAGGAATTTATTATGACAAAGAACGCAAAAAACCGTATGTGTGATATTGATAACTGCATCTGCACAATTCCATTGACAGTTGATATCTCTCTTGTTATTATGGAGAGATGTGAAGACATGGTAAGAACATGCTTCTGTGATGACCGAATCTCATCGATGTATGGCTATAATCCGAGATGGACCAAGCTCCGTTATTACAAAGAAGGAGATAAAACATCTTGTTTTATCCAGAGAGATGGCGTGAAATATGCATTTCTCCAAGGAACAGATGGCAAAGATGACTTGAAATATGTCGGTTAAAAGTCATCTGATTTCTTCAGCTGTTTACCAACCTGATTAATACCCGTTGCAGATGCGCCACTGCTGATGCCGATAAAAATAGCTTCAACTAGATTTGTCCCCATGTCTACATCTTCCATAAAGTATCCGACGATACCAAGGAGCAATCCGAAGAAGATGGAGATAATGGGGATATATTTTTTGATGTCAAATCCAAAAGTAGTTTTTGCCACATAAATTACGATTTCATCTAACATTGTTACAAATGATGTAATGGTGATGATACTGAATTGCATCATAAAAATCTTCCTTTCATATATATAATATTTTTTTGATATCACGAGATATTTACATTTTCGTGATACACAATCAAATACAATTTTATCAAATAGGAGGAATTCGTTATGAACGAAGAACTGAAAACAACCGCACAGATGCTCGATGAAGCATTGACAGAATCCACAGATACCATTGAGGTAGATGCATCAGATGTGGAACTGTACACACCGGAAGAAATTGAAGAAGAAGAAGCAGATGACACATTGGAAATCCATTTGGCATCTGGAACCAGTCTGACGATGGAATATTCATCAATGGATTGGGAATCCGTTTGGTTGAACAATGGTTCAACCATGTTAAGCAATGTGCTTGCGATTATGGCAAAGGCACGTGACATGCGTCAAGCACCCATTGGTGATGACAGAACCAATCTGGCAAATGAGATTATCGACCTCGTACAGAACGCATTCAAAGAGATGGGAGTACCTGAATTGGATTATTCCGGATTCATCTTTGAAACAAAGGCAGAAGAAGCATTACTGTATATGGAAGACTATGTCAGATTGGTATCCGAACTCGTGCATGTTGCACAGGTAGAAGTTATCATGAAACCAACAGATGGTATGTCGTTTGATGACATCATTTCCAAACTCTCCGACTCTATGAAGCTTGATAAAACAGAATAATGAGATAGCGGGGCTTCGGCCCCGCTATCTTATATAAATTAAGTAGCTTTAACTAAAATAATACATGGATTATTCTCCATGCACATTATTTTTTTATTATAAAGGAGATATTTGTTATGAGTATTGAATTAATTACCCCAAGTGCCCAGTTTGTTGATAATGTAAACGGTTTTCACATTATGAGAAATCTGGAAAAATGTGCAAGGACCTGTTACCAGTCTGAATTCAAGCAACATACAAAACCGACGGCTGAGTTCCTTCGTGGGATTATCAAGAGTGGACACACGTCTGTATTGGAACACCAATCTGTCACAGTGGATGTGATTACATCACGTGATGTACTTGCAGAATGGACACGCCATAGAATCGGTGTTGGATATTCTGTTGAATCCACACGTTATGTCAACTATTCTAAAGGTGTTGAATTCATCATTCCCGTAGAATATGACAAAAATGCAAAGGTATTCCCTGATGGAAAAGCCTTGGATATTCGTTATAAGATTTTCCAAGAAGCTTGTGAAACTGCTGCCTATGCATACAATCAGCTTATCAAGAATGGTGCAAAACCTCAGGAAGCAAGGGCGGTACTTCCCCAAGCACTGAAAGTAAATATGAAAGTCACCATGAATATTCGTGCATGGAGACATTTCTTTGAACTCAGATGTGCTTCGTCTGCACACCCAAATATCAGAGAAATCGCAATTGCACTTCTGCTGGAATTCCGTAAGAAGATGCTTCCTTTGTTCGAAGACATCGAATATGATAAAGACTTCTACATCAACCACAAAACCAGAATCGATAGCATTTTTCATGTTTCAACCAAAGAAACAATGCAAACATCCAATCAGTCCGTTCTGAATCTTTCGAAAGACGATTATGAAGAATACATGAAAGCTACAGAAAAAGAAAAGATTGACAAAATGACAGCAGCCATGGAACTTGATAAAGATGCGAAAGACGAACCAGAATTCGAACAAATGGATCTTGATCAATTGATTGATATGGTATTTGGTAACAAGGTTCCTGATAAGAGACAATTGAAGGGGCAGTTGTTTGAAGATATGGAATATATGGAATCATTGCGTGACCTAACCGAAATATTGTTTGATTGGGATAGGAATGGAGGATTAACATTATGAAATCAGAAAAAATTGTAATCGTAAGTGCAGTAGATGCTGGTCTTGCATTATATGCGAATCATGAAATCAACACCAATGACATCAGAGAAATTGCTATGGTAAATAACCCATTGACAGATGTGACATTTGTTCGTGCAAAAACACATGATGGGAAACTCATCATATGGGAATATACCAGAGTCAGCAAGACTGTCAAGAGACAATATCATCGCACATATCGTTTTAAGATATTTGATTTCAGAACCTTTGATGATGAAGTCATGACAATCAATGTCTTATTTGATATGGGATATCGTGTACGTGAGATTGCGGCATTTACTGGTTATTCACCATCTACATGTACTCGTCGTAAGAATGCAATTCAGAATGAAGCTGCATATCCGTCTGAGAAATATATCGATTTCAAAGAGAATGCAATGAAACATTTTAAGAAGTAAGGAGTGATATTATGATATGTATTTATCACAATGATGCAGATGGACATTGTGCCGCTGCCATCGTTGCCATGCAGATTGCAAATGATTTTGAACCAAAGACATTTATCGAATATGGACATCAAAAAGCCATTGAATTGGATGAAGAAGACATTCATAACAAAGAACGAGTTATGATTGTGGATTTGGCATTGGATGAACATGTGATGCAAGTAATTCGAAAATGCTTAAAGAAAGATTGCGATATTATCCATATCGACCATCACATTGGCGGAAAAGAATTTGAAAAGAATCTGAGTGAGCGTGACAAGATTCTGTACGAACGTGTTACAAACTTTTATCGCGATGGCGTTTCTGCATGTATGTTGACATACGTTTATTCTTCTATGACAATGGATGAGCAGTTGAATCCCAATTCAGTAGAATATGATTTCATGAAAGATTATACTCATTTTGCATTTTATCCAAATGACAAAAGACGTATGAGAGAATATGGTGTCCCAGATGCCGTTCGTTATATTAACGACCACGATGTATGGACACATCAATTCGACAATTCCAGATATTTCGTGACGGCATTAAGAACGCTCGATACACAACCTTTGAACAATGAGGTGTGGGAAATGTTGTTATATGAGCGCGATTATAAACAGATTGCTTCATTGGTAGACCTTGGTCGTGGCATTGCCAAATACCAGAAAGCCATTTATGAACAAGCAAATCATAATGGATTTGAAACAGAAATCGATGGATTCAAGGGATGGGTTGTAAACTGTCCGATTGGCAATTCTCTATTATTTGGCGATAAGTATATTGAATATGATTTCGTGTGCAAATTCTCATACGATGGCAGTGTTAATAAATGGCAATATAGCTTTTATTCCAATGGCAATTCACACTTTAATTGTGCTGAAATCTGTCAAAAGTACTTCAATGGGAATGGCCACGCCCATGCGGCATCTGGGTTTGTAAACTATAACTTCTTTCACAGGGTGGGTGCTGTATCATGACAGCAATTGTCTATAGACAGATGTACTTTTCCGAAGATATAGATTGTTCCAGATATGCTGTATCAAATATTGGTTTCATCAAAGATAAACAGACATCAATGATGATGCCAACATATCAGTCCACGAATGGTCAAACGTATGTTTTACTTGAAAAGAAAGACGCTTCAAAACAGTATTATTTATTGGATAGAATCGTCGCCGCATCTTTCGATGTTGCTGTTAGATCAAATAAACAAGGAATTCAATTAACTGTGAATCATCTTGATGGTAATCCTGAAAATAATTTATCAGACAATCTTGAATGGATTGAGGATGAAGAGATATGGAAAATTATAACATATCCAGGAATAAAATATGGTAAATACACCATATCAAATCACGGTAATGTTAAAAATATTGAAAATGATAAACTTATTTCTCAGAACATAGATAAAGATGGATATTTAAGGTTAGGCCTTTATGGAGATGATAAACGAATATGCGTTCCAGTTCACAGGCTTGTTGCATTTGAATTTGTTAAGATGCCAAGTGATTGTTCAAAGTTATCTGTAAACCATATAGATGGAAATAAATTGAACAATCATTACTTAAACTTGGAATGGGTTGATAACACAACTAATCAAAGACATGCTTGGTTAACTGGATTAAAAACAGCTCCTGCTGGAGAAGATTCTGTGATGTCAACATTAACAAATAATCAGGTTCAATTAATATGCGAATTGATAGTTAAACATAAAAAGAAAGTGATATTAGTTATGGATGATATTAAAAACTATGCAGAACTATCTAATGTTAGCCGTAGTATAGTTGAAAATATAAGAAATAAACAAACATGGTGCAGTATTTCGGATAAATATTTTAGTCATGATGATTTTCGTCAAAAACTGAAACCTGATGAAGTTCGTGAAATATGTGAGTTATTATTAATCAATAATATGGATTGCAATATCGTATTAGATGAGTTTAATAATTCACATGATTATGGAACAACATTGCGAACAATTCAACGCATAAAGGATAAAGAAATGTGGAAAACTGTTTCTGGAGAATACTTCTAACACGCCCATGCAGGTGGTGGAAATCTGGAATGCAATTATTTTGATGAAATTACGGATGCTTAATAATGAAGGGGCCATTGGCCCCTTCCATATAAAACGTTTTCATAACTTACATGAGAAAGGAGCTTATTCACATGGCAAAACGAGTAGACCTTAATGGTGGGGGACCGACACCTCATCGTAATGACCCAAGGAGACTAAATCACTTGTGCGATGGTTTGATTAAGGTAAGAAAACATGTCTCACGTAAAAATCATAATCCAGTTGATGCTAGTCCAACCCCATCTCTGGAACCAGACCCAATTATCATTGATCCGATTGATCCGGGGGCCGCCGGACCCCCTCACTTTATTGATCGAACATTATTTGTGACAAACATCGGTCAAAATAACAAATCTGTAAAGATTGAATCTTTTACAGAACGAGAAGATGGACCTGTTATTGATTATGATTATCTGACTGGGTTAACTAATTTTACATCAACAGGTTTAACATTTATTCAATTATCACAAAATACAGAAGATGCACATAATGCCGATTATCTAACTGGATTGACTAATTTTACATCAACAGATTTGTCATTCTTGAGGTTTTCAACAAATAATGAAAATGTAAAAGATAAAAATTATTTGAGTGGATTGACAAATATGACTGCTGAGGGTATTACAATAATGCAATATCAACCAAAACAATCTGTGGAGATTCCTTCTGGTCCACCATCATTACAAATTAAGAGTTTTGGTGGTACAGCTGCTACTGTTGTAAATGCCATATAAATAAAGGAAGAATACAAGGGGTAAAATGCCTCTCACTCAATTTTAAATACTTTTATCATGAAAGAAGGTTTTTATATGCCAAAATCAATTCATTTAACAGGACAAGGTGGGACATCAAAAACGATTGATCGTAAACGTTTGAACCATCTCAGAAATCATCTAATTAAATATCGGAATCGAACTAAGAGTGCTAAATAAGTAAGCGGGGCTAATGCCCCGCACCCAATTTTAAATACTTATTTTAAAGGAAGTGATAATATGTCAAACAAACTTATTGGTTATGATAATGCCTTATGGAGAGTAGAACAAGAATTTTTTTATACTGGTGAAGACCAACCATTTACATTACAACCTGGAGAATACTTGTTCATTTGTGAAGGAGCACGTGGTGGAAAAGGTCTACGTGATCAACATGAATATGGGGCAATTACCTTTGGAGAAATCACATTGAATGACACAACCTTATTTCATGCTATCGTTGGACAAGACGGTGGAGACTGTAGTATGGATGATGTACGTGCAGGATATGGTGGCTTTAATGGTGGTGGACATGGGGGCTTGCATACCAATGCAGCATCTGGTTATTACCATGGAGCTGGTGGTGGAGGTGCCACAGATATTCGACTATTGCCATATTTTGAAAACGAATATCCCACACGTGGATGGTGGGGAGACACGGATGATGATCCCGCGAATGCCACATTGACAATGGAGGATTTTTGTGAAGAGGATGATACCGTTTATCCAGAATTGCCAGATGGCGGATATGAACGACTTGATCGGTTATATATTTCCAGTAGTAATTTTCTTGACTTGGGTTATTCGATACCACAGAATGTGAATGAATTGACAATTATGATGGATATTATGTGGCTGGATTATTCCGAACATCATTTATTTGATTATCATGGTTCTTCCGTTGTAGGTGCCTTTTCATTTGAAATTAGGAATTTCCAATTATATGGGTGGATGATCACACCATCATCATCTTCTACATCATGGACACAAATTTCATCATTTCCATTAATGGCATATCAACGTCATCATTTACGGTTTCATATTAAAAATCCCACCATTGAGATATATGATAATGATGTGTTGATCGGTACATTGAATGGCACATCTCCAACATTCGATTCACGATTACACTTACATTTTGGAAGATATAATAGTAACACAGGTGGATTTCTGGGATTGGTTCATCGATTCCAAGTCATAGAAGATAATATAACAGTAATCGATTTGTTACCATGTAAGCATTCTTACAAGGATGGAGATATTTCAAAAACAGATTATGGCTTTTATGATGTGATTCGACAATTGGATTTTGTACCAAAGAATGCACAATCTTATTTTGAGACATCGTTATATGTTCCTTTGGAATATGTGCAAGCATGGGCCACTTCTTCAACAACCGCATATCATAGTGCGGAAATCAACACTTATTACATTCCAAAACCAAATACCAAAGTCACAATGGATGTTGTATGCTTCTGGGAAGGCGTTACTTCAAGTACGGCAAGAACACAACAATTGTTTGGATGTGGTGCCAATACCACTGAAACAGCTGGTAATAAACAATTTACGTTCGGAATTCGTTACACCAATTCTACAACCGATTACCAGTATGCCTATTATGCACGTGACGGGCAACTTTCCAAAACAAATGAATTCCATTATCATGAACGATTACACATTGAATGTTTTGAACGAGAAGCAAGGATTTATCAAAATGATACATTGTTGCAAACCATTGAAGTACCTGATGCCGGGTTAGATACCGCAACAATTCCGATGTATATTGGTTCCATTGCATATGGAACTTCCGTAACATCTCCATCAAAACCAACATCTTATGTCAATTTCCAAGTATGTGAAATGACCATTTCAGAGATTGATGAAAATCATAATGAAACGGTGATGCGGCATTTTATCCCCGCAAAACAAGGTGTCAATTCTGAGTCAATTGGATTATATGATACGGTCCATCGCATCTTCTTGCAAGGAACATCGTGGAAAGCCGGACCTCGTCGAATGTCCCATCCAACCATCCAAACTTCTCAGTCATTGCATTCCCGTATCATGGTTGCTGCTGGTGGCGGTGGTGGTATCATGACAACCCAAGCATCTTCCATCAATTATTTACAACAAGACGGCATTTCATGTGGCGGTGGTGCATATGGAACAAGGTCATCGCAGTCAAATAATAGTTATACATCATATAATTCACAAACGAATTACAATCGATATCTATATCCAACACAATCATCTGGGTATATGTTTGGATGTGGACAAACTGCGGTAAATGCTTCATCTGATACGATACATGGAAGCAGTGGTGCGGGTGGAGGATGGTATGGTGGATTTGCAAACACACCATATGTTACTTCGAGCACCTATACGGGAGAAGCTGGTGGTGGGGGCAGTAGTTATGTCCTCACAGCGCAATCATACAAACCAAGTCATTATATTCCCAATGAAAAATATTATTTCACGCATGCACAAATGTATGCTGGTTTGGCGATGGGTGATTTGTTTGCGGAAAATAATGTAAATCATGAATGGGAAAATGGTCATATCTACATTTGCAAACGATCTTCTATACAGAAGAATGATGTTGTGGTATACCCATGTACTGGTTCTGTTATGTCACATGTATTACCTCCCGGTAAATATCGGATTAAAGCATGGGGTGGAGATAGTGGCTCCAGATGTTATATGAGCAATTGTGCAAAGGGTGGTTTTTCACAAGGTGTTCTTGAGACCTCTGACACGCATACCTTATTCGTTCATGTTGGTGGAAGTGGTGGACCATATCCAAGTATTGGAAATGATGAAACTTCAAAAACAAATATTGCCATTACAAATTGTCCATCACATATGTACAATGGTGGTGCAGCAATGACTAATGTACCTTCCTCAATTTATTCTTTTCCGAATACCATGTATGATATGTCAGGCGGTGGATCCGATGTTCGAATTGATGTAGATGATTATTTACACCGCATTATTGTTGCTGGTGGAGCTGGATCCGAAGGAGCATTGGGTACAATTGGTGGACCCGGGGGAGGAACCTCTGGTGGAGATGCAAATGGAACCATTGGTACTAATAATGGACCCGGAACACAGATGGAAGGATTTGCATTTGGATATGGCGAATCTGGTAAATATTATGGTGCTGGATATGGCGGTTCCGGTGGTGGTGGATGGTATGGCGGACATGGCACCACACCAAACGGATCAGGTGATAATGATAAAAGCGGTGCGGGTGGTTCTGGATATATTTTAACATCAACATCCAACAAACCAACGGATTATGGTTGCGACAATCCAGAATTGTACATGACAGAAGAATCTACCATACAAGGCGGCAATACATTACCATTATGGCATACAAAAATCAGTATCGAATGTTTGGAAATTGCTTCAAAGTGTCTATGTCAAGATGCAGAAGGTTATAAGTATTTAACCGAAGATACATCTGTTGATCCACCAGTGAAACGTTGGACATTATTAGAATCACAAACCATCACTCCAGAAACATTTGCCACATATGGTTCGAGTTTCCAAACAGATAATGGATTATTGAATAAATACAAAATCCTTTGTTATGCCGAAAATGATAATGTGGATGCAATTGATTTATGTGTGATACCAAATCAGCAAACCATCCACGTCGATATCGACAATTCCGTTTCCATTCTGGATTGTGCAATTGATGATATTTACAGTACAACATCATTCACTCGATATTGTAACATAAAGAAAGATGATGAAAGTAATACAATTGAAATTCAAGTAGACCATGTTTTGAATAATGATAACATTTACAAAGCATATCAATTAAATTTAAATATTGCAAATAAAGCGGTATCAAATGATTATGTGAAGTTTGATGAAAATGGTAACCGAATCTTCAAGCATTATTATTTCGATATTGACAATCCAGAAAATCTCATTGTAGAAGAACGAACAATGGAAAGAAAGAACCCAGAAGATTATCGAGGTGAGGATGGTAGCATTCAAGTTGCACAATGGTTGTTACCAGTTGGCTCAAATTATAATATTCCCGTTGAATATTATACTGGAATATTAGCGGATGATACACAAGGCTTGTCGAATTTGGTACTTTGTGAATATGAACGTGTGTTATACATGGCATATGCTTCTAATTCAACAATAGACAGTGGATCTTTCATTACTATAAATGCGATGAATCTAATTGATCACACCGTTTATTGTGTTCATAAATTCCAAATTGCAGACGTATATCCACAATCTGAAGCAAATGGTATATATCTTGGACCAATGTTAATGGATGAACATTATTTTTATTTCAATCTATCACGGTCAAACAGTAATCTGTCCCCATCAAATTATACAAAATGCTTGGTGAGAATTAATCGAGAAACGTTTTCTGTTTTTATCACAACATCATGTGATGATGAAACATTTATTGGAAATGGATGGATGGAATGGTGGGATGAACACACAATCATCTGTCTTGGTCAGAAATCTATTCTGCTATATGATACAAATGCAAATATGTGGACAAAATACCCACATACACTTAATGGAACATCGAATGCAACTGTGACAGATTGGACAGTTGGTAATACACAAATTATCACAGTTGGGACAAATAATAACAACAAAAACGTTTCGATCATAGACAAAGAAACATTCGCATTGAGCAAAACAATACAGTTGACAAATGCCGCAGAACCACCTTGTGTTTGTCATGATGGTAATCACACATTCTATATTGTGACAAAATATTATATCTATGCATATGATGAGAAAACATCTGAAATTACAAAGACAATTAATATTGGTTCCATGGAATATCCGGAGAATGTCCGATATTGTAAAGGGTCTGTTATTATTTCACAATGTAAAGACAAACGAGAGTTGTTCATTTATCGAACAGATGTCAAACAGTATAATGTTTCTGGAAATGAAATACCCGCATTCATAATTGTTTATTTGCCATGGAGTCACAATAATAATTATAAAATTCCTGGTAGTTGTTATCTACCACTTGTTGTGGGTGATGTCTATTACTATGGGCATTCAACATTATTATCCATACCTTATTCTGGATATGAGAAATATAAATTTGGTCCAAAAACAAATAAACAAACAATCATATTGAATGCATCAAATGCAGATATCATTCATTGTGATGATCGCTTCGTATCATTATTACCAAGCGGCATCCAAGTGCATGAAGGATACATGAGATATATGTTTGAAGAATTTTCTATGGAACATGTTTATTTGAGTGAGGTCATATCCAAATCCGATTATCGATATCTATTACCGAGATCAAAAGAAATTCTAAAAGAGGGGTGATTTCATTATGAATCAGAAAATGGAAGACTATCATAAGATTATGACATTTGCAAAAGCCAAATCCCCACATGGTGGATTTGGCAATTTGTATCTTGCGAGAACCATTGATCGAGATGGGAATGTGACTTCTGAAACATATGGTATGAATATGATGACAGAATATGGAATGAACCTGTATTTTGGAGATAATTCCAAACCAGATTGGCCAAATTATTTGTATATAGGAAATAGTACAGATAGAAATCAATCGCAAATCAATGACAATGTCACTGTCACAGGTGGTGGTCATAAATTATTCTCATATGATACAACCGAACATGACGTTGATAATGCAAGAGATACCACCGTTGATTATCACTATCCTATGTATTATTATAAAATTCCTGGAACCAATCCAGAGAATGGAATCGTCACATGTGTTGCAAGATTCCGTAGATGTAAATTCGGATATAGTATCAATGGAATCGGGCAGCCAATTCAAATTACCGAATATGGAATTGGCACAGGTCCACAACAGCTTTGGACACATTCTTGGGTGTATGACAAAACTGGTCGATATACCCAAATCACAAAATCTCCAAATGAAGAATTGGAGATTACCATCTTCTTATGTATGTCTTATAAGACAAATGTAATTACGGATGAACATGCGAATGGGAGATTTCCTGTGATTACAACATTGGAACGATTCATCAGTAATCGAATGGATGAAACAACGTTTGGCACATATGGTCGATATGATGCCATCGTAGATCGAAATAATGCTAGCAGTGTTTCATATTCAGAAGTGAAAAACCATTCACAAACCAGAACAAGGTATTTGACATCATTCAATATCATGAATTCAGCCGACAATGATCAAGGGTATATTGACGGATTCTATTCATATACAAATGGTTTTGTTGTGATTGAACCACAATACTTGAGTGCAAATAACGCAGAACAATTCTCATCGGAAATACATGATACCTTTGGCAACTTCTATCCATATTCGATTTCTAATTTATTCGGAAAGAAAAGCGATCCGCAAATTCCAGTCACACAATTATCCATCACACCAGCAAGTGGTGAAGGTTGCTGGTTGTATAACCGATTCCATGAAGCAAATCAAGATGGATATTCCAATCCTATTTCATATACCAATGATTCTGATTATTGGTATACGGAAACGCCAATGCAAGCTAACATGGCTTGTCCAATTTATGTAACTGATATCAACGATACAATTGTGGAATTATATGTTCATCAGAATCTGCATCCAGAAAATCCAATATTACAATTTAACAATACAACAATTGGTACGATCTATGGCACAGATGACTATTGGAATCGTGCAAAATGGACACGTATTGAAAATCCATTCGCAATACCATCGAACCTGCGAACATGTCGGTATTATATCACAAATTCAAATGAAGTACCTCTACAACCAGTTCGAGAAAAGAAACCATTCACACTGACTCCAAGTGTAGGTGAAAACAAAACATATGAATATGATTTACAAACATCCGATGTTGAATTTGCATCTCATATGTCATGTGAAAACTATACCAGAGGATACTTTTGCAAAAACAATCTCCTGTATATTCCATCATCAGGTTTAATATATCAGATTGGTGTCTCTGGTGATAAACTACCGAAAAGAAATCCATCTAGTGATCATATCCAACATTTCTGTTATGACAAAATAATTGTAACAACAGATTATGGTACTTCAAAGAGTAATGTTATATTGACAAGTGTCGATGATATCACAGCTCCCACAAGTGTCAATTATGAAATGATGGGAGTTTCTGAAGGATTCACCACAATCAACAATTGGAACTTGGGTAATTACACATACAAAACAGAATCCAATACGGGATTGATCTGCTTCCAAAGTTTGAGTGCTAATGAGTGCGTTGTATTGGATTTAACACGTAGGGAACATGGATCCGTCAACCCATATGTGAAAAAGTTATTCCAATCAAAAATTGCATGTGCTATTTTTGATACACGTACAACAACATCTGCAAATCACTATCAACGAATTGCTTATTTGACAACAGATACAACAAATCCTTCTATTAAGATATACGATTTCGATCAATCCAGTGATGTATTGGAATTACAACCTCCCAATAGTAGCGGGACTGCTTTAACAGATATCACATGTATTTGGGGATTGAATGATCACTTATGGGCATCTAATGGATCCACGTGGACATGGCATTGGGATTTATCATCCGGAGACACTGTTGGTGAATCTTGTTTGAATAACTTTAGTTTATTCTCAAATAAAGCAAATTTGTATCGTGCTCGCATTACGGCTGTTAATGATATCATTATGCTATATGATGTGCAAGATGTTAATCTATCCCATGTATATTTCAATCGTATTGATGAAAGGCAAACGACAATATTTGATTTGCGAGATTTTGAATTCTCCAAAAATAGCTATGCTAGGAGATCTTATTATAAATTAAAATATATCGAGAATGGGAACACATTGGCATTGATCGGAGATATTTATACTGATTACTATTATGGCGAAATCTATCATATCATAATTGATCTTGGGCAGTATGTCAATCCTCCAACTGGATATGATCCCATATATTCAAAGATATATTACGAATTAGAACATAATACATCTTCGAATGATATTCATCTGTCATTTATCACGTATGGCGAAAATGTGATATATGGAAAACGTCAAATTCCAATTGCATTGATGATGCCAATGCAAATTAAAGGAAAAACAAGAACAATATCTGCTGTGAATTATACGAAACATTTGTCGGATAAAACATTCAATGTGACATTTACAAATACTCCACCAAATGAATGGAGTGTAGATAAACCGGGCTATCCGCCTGGCACATTAAACTGATATGGAGTGATTGTATGTCTAATATCCTTTATGCAAAAGAAATATTGAAGAATGCAAATAACTCCAATACCCATTATGAATCCGGACAACATATGAGAGTCATACGTGGGTTATATGTAACGGGGGTCTGGCGACCCCCTCACTTTATTGATCGAACATTATTTGTGACAAACATTGGTCAAAATAACAAATCTGCAAAGATCGAATCTTTTACAGAACGAGAAGACGATGTATATGATACCGACTATCTAACGGGATTAACTAATTTTACATCAACAAATTTGACATTTATTCGATTCACACAAAATACGGAATATACACATGATACTGATTATCTAACGGGATTAACTAATTTTACATCAACAAATTTGACATTCTTGAAGTTTTCGACAAATAATGAAAATGCAAAAGATAAACGTTATTTGGAAAATAACGGTTATTTGAGTGGATTGACAAACATGGCTACTGAGAATATTACAATAACACCATATCAACCAAAACAATCCGTGGAGAGTCCTTCCGGTCCACCATCATTACAAATCAAGAGTTTTGGCGGTACAGTTGCCACTGTTACAAATGTCACATAAAGAAAGGAGATCTTGAGATGAAATATCATGAATTAACAAATGAAATGGTTGATAAAAAGATATTGGATTTTCAAAAGAAGAATCCAAATTTGATTGGACATAACTTATATTATGCAATTACGGTAAATGAAGATGATACAATTGGAGAAGAAAGATATGGTGCAAATTTATTAACTAATAGGGGATTTCGTCAACAATATTTCACTGCAACCAGTGGTCCAGATGGTGGTGAAGTTTTGATTGGTAGTCATAATGTAACTGGTCCTAATACTCCAGAATGGTATCAATCTACATGGTTATTGATCGGGACAGGTTATACAGATGATAACGGTATCACATACACGGGTGCTCCTAAATTGACAGATCAATGTATGGATGAATATGCAGGACGTGCAAATGAATGTTCATATAAAGATGTATTGTCTATTATTGAAACAGGGTATGATAACAGAGGAACCACGAACAATGGATTCATTTATACGACTGCATGTGTTGGAAAAGCAATGTTTGATTATCAGCATAGGTTACCTGCAACATCAGTAGCTGGTCATACTGGAGGAACACCTGATGATGAGACTGTTGATACGAGGTGGCAACAGGATCCATTAGATGGATCGTGGTATTTTAACATTACGGAAATCGGCGGTTGTTCATACTGTTATTATAGTTCACAATACAGTTCTGAGGTTACATTTACAACTAATGACCCCAGTTTTGTATATGAACAAAGTGGCAGTACGTCGACTTCACAAGCTTATTGGAATACATTATATCCAACAACAAATACAAATACGCGAGATTTTTCTAAACGAAATATTGCATATCATTTTTTGTTGGTAGACCAGAATAACCAACCTTCTCCAATAAAAAAACGACAAAATCAAAAATTGTATATCTATACTTATCTCACATTAACATTACCAGAAAAACTGATGATAGATTTATGGAAAGATAAAAAATATTTATTATTGAACCCCACGGGATATAATAAGGGCCTCAATAGAGAATCCAGTGGTAGAAATCTTTGGGACGGGACTATTTATGTTTGTCCGGTTTCAGGAAATATGAGGTCTGAAGCATGGGCTAATCAAAATCCAATTACTAATTTTTGGAGTAGTAGCTCTGCTGATTATTCATATTTGAATAAATATGAGGGGATATATGATTATGGAATAACCGAAGAAGGTGGGGGTTATCCGTGGGATAGTAATCCATATGGCACAGACGATGGCGTATCTGTCACATATCAATTTACAACAACTCCCAAATTAATGGAAGATAAATGGTGTTTTATTTCACATTTTGTATTTGGTAATGGATACTCACAAGAGCTATATCCTGCAAGCATAACAAATAAAAATATTATTTATGATTTCACACAAGAGTGTTGGTTGACCACATTTGATGAATTAGATGAACCAGAAACAATTACAACAGATATCTATTGCAATTCTACAATTGATCTGCATTTTAGTGATCAATTTGGATTGGCTGCAAATGTGACAAACAAAGATGGGTTAATGCCAATTACGCATATTGAAAATGGATCATCTGTTACAACCGCATATCTGTTTGATTATGATACGAAGGAATATGACATTCCTGCCGATGTAACGATACCGTCTTATTATTATGGCGGATGGAGAACCTTCGTCGAACATACTTATTTAAAAAAAATTATGTGCAAAGATAATGTGAAACGTGATGTACTATGTTACTTTAATCCATTTGCACACAAAGATGGTGAAACTGATTACGATGGACCATTTCCAGGAATGATCATATCGTCATTCAATGTGACAAATGTACAATTGTTTGCTGCGGATAAATATTGGGATACATCAACATGGATACAATTTACAGTTCTCGATGATACATCAACACAAAAAGATCCATCCAATCAGCAGCTTCTAGTACAGAAAAAATATTTTGTAATGTATGTGCCTTCTGATACAAAAAATCGTATTATGAATATCACATTTAAAGAAGAATGTTTACCCAAGGTGATTCCACATACAGACGTCACATATTTAACAAAGGATAATGAACCATTAACCATCGAAAGAAATAGTCGCATCGAAATGATTGGTAATGATGAATACAAATACTTTACAATCGGGAATTATGTAATTAAAATGAAAGGTCAACCAGATAAAGATTCACAAAACACATTAGAATGTGATAAAAAATATTTTATTCAACATGATAAATTATTTGGTTCCTTATTTCATTCTCGAATTGCAAATGGTAAAAACATCATGTATCGTTTCAGAAAATATAATGATTCAAATAGTTATAATACTTATACACAACCGATTGCATTTCTCACATGTCAAGATATCACACAAGAATCCACTATACCTGGATATGATGATACAGGTGTTTCAGTTGTTTCATTAAAGAATCATTTCTTTGGACCAAAATATCCAACAATAGATGCATATGAAGATCACAACAATCGATTTATGATATTATCCACAAATACCATTTCCAACTCTACTGAATATTTTGATGATGAAGGAAATGCTTTGACAGATTATCCGGCATGCATCACAATATTCGATACTAATATTGATGTGGAATCACGTTATCCCACAACAGAATCAAATATCAAATCAATGTTAGAACGAAAAAGCATGGGAACAGAATGGAGATCTGCTGTAAATAATTTAAATAATTATTATGGTAAAAACCAATGGGTGATGAAAGATGAAGAATATCTTGAGATTGAACCAGGCGATTGCATTATGGTCTTCAACCAGTTTTATTCAAGCGCCAATCCATTTGAGGGAGCTGAATGGTGTGGTATTGTATATGACGAAAATCATAATATCTTACATGATATCAAACTGAGATATGCACCATATGTCATCACACATCCAGATGCAAAATATATGAAAGTTGCAATGGTGATAATCAATAATAATATGGATGCCACCATCCGTGATGTTTGGTATACAAAAAACAAGAATTATGGAAAAGATTGTCCATGTATTAAAAATGCAAAACATGGCATTGTCATCAAAGGTTCTTCCAATAAAATGATCTATAATGACATTTCTGAAGGCGTGGAATTACAACATTGGAACGTGATCGATATGACAGATCCCGTAGATGGAAATGGTGATCCAAAAGTTATTGATTCTTTTGAAATTGATCCAAACTTCATTGGTGGGACATATGGCGGTGGAATTGGATTTTCGCATTATGCTTATATCAGAATGAATGATAAAAACAACATATATT